CAGCCAACGGCGACTGTTTTGCTATTTCACGAATTTTCATCTTGCAAATTTATCTTTTTTAGGACGGCCGCGGCCTTTCTTTGCTACTTCACCTGTTTCATTGTCTGTATCTGGTTCGTCTGTTTGTCGACCGCCGCCATAACGTGTGCCTTGTTTAATACCTGAACCGCCGCTTGGTTGTGGGCCACTGCGTTCTTTAGCCGCTTTCATCATGTCGTCCCAACCTTCACGTACTGGCTCCATTTTGCCGTCGCCATCAAGGTCAGCTTGCTTCAAGCCTTGTGCTCGAGCTTTTGCAAGATTACCAGAGAATTTATTGCCTTCAGTTTTCTTCTTAGCGCCGGCAATTTTGTCAGCATAGGTAATTTTGTCTTTGGGCTTGGCTAGTGCTGCAAACTTTTTCTGTTTAGGTGACAGCATGTCTTCGTTATAACTGTCTTCATCCATTTTGCCTGGCACCGGTCTGTCTGGCATACCATCCCCAATACCTGGAGTACGATATACTGGATAAGTTCTATCTTTCTCCAGTTTCCGTCTTGTATTCACATCAAATGCAGGATTTCCGTGTCTGTCATATTCAACATCGCTGGAGTCTCGATAAGCATCACCAGATGAAACAAAATCTAATTGTTTTTGAAACTCGTTCCACTGATCTGTTTTATCACGAGCAGCTCGTTTCTCTGCTTCTTGCTTACGTCGAGTCATGATACTGTCTGTTGTGCTTTTAAATTGAGGTAATACACCAGTTTCACCTTCATCCATCTTGTCATGTTGAGCACGAATACGAGCCATCTTCTCTTTACTAGCACCGTCGCGGCCGGCTTTTTGTAGTGCCTGCATACCTTGCTCACCATACTTCTTTTTGCCTAGGTATGCTTGTAGACCACTTTCGTCTACTTCTTTGGTCTTCGGTTTGTCAGCTGGACGTGATCTGTCATCTACAGGAGGTAGTTCTTTACCTGGAAGTTCTTGTCTTTTGACTTTTGAGGATTCGTGATCCTTGATGCGTTTTTGTGCTTCTTCGTATCCGCCAGGACCGTCAATTACTCCGACAGGAATAACTTTTCTAATCATGTCAGACTCTTCGCCTAATTTTTTCTTGTGATTAAGATATTTTTCAGCCAGTTTCTTTTCGACTCGAGCAACTGCTTCGGCAACAGCACCTTTACTTTTTTCTTTGGCAGCTTTTTTCATTGGCTCCGTTTTATCACCATCCTTGTCAATGTCAATGTAGTCAGGCTTAGCCTTTTTGCCTTCAGTCAGTGTCTGCTTGGGTGCTTCTAGGTTTTCCATCTTCTTCAAGATGTCATAGATATTGTTGCTCATTTGTTTTTTCCTTTAATGGATGGTAATTTGTTCTGTTGGCTTCCTACTGGGCTCCGGGTGCCTTGTGGTAGTGAATTAGTTGTTTGTGCCGCCTTGGTTCTTTCCTTTGAACTGGTTTTAACTAACTCGTCGTTAGATTTTAACGCTGTTAATTTTGGCGACTGTGCATCGAGTTCTTTTAGTAAACTGTCTTTACGCTTGTCGCCTACCAAGTCTTGTCCACCAGGTACGTCTTTAAGTTCACCATCTAACAGTAATGCACCGGTGTGGTCTTTGCCATATGCTTCAGCATAATCATTTTGATCGGCTTGTTGCTTGCCGTATACACAAACCCACTCGGCCTGCATGCCGGTGCGCTCTTTTAATAGTTGTGCAATTTGTACACTGGTAGTAGGGTAAGCCACAGTGGCTTCAAATTGCCAGCATTCGCATGCGCCCCATTTTGGGAATTCTCTGTGCTCTTGCACTGGCATACTTTTTGGTACGGTAATGTCCACTAGTTCGTATGCATCAAGAGCGTTTTTAATTTCTTCCATGATATCTTTGGGATTCTGTTTGGCAACTTTGATCCTAAAAGCATAATTGGAATTTCGTTCGGCTATATAATCGTGAAGACTTTTCATAGGTTTTATCCTGTTTTATAGAGTATTTATGTGTTTTTGTTCTTTTGAAGAATCTGTTCCAGTAGTGCATTACGATCCAATACAATGCCTTGTCCGTCTACGGGACGATCTTCGGGGTTATCTTTGGTCATTTGATGGTCCAATCTGGCCTTCTGTAGCTGCAATTGTACCATACGCAGCTTCTTGTCCATCTTAGCAGTCTTGGCAGTAATAGCATGCCCTAACAGTGTGCCAGCAGTTTGAAATACCACACCACCAAATCTAGGATCCATATTCATACCCAGATCCATCAAGTCTTCAAACTTGCTTTTAGCTAAATCAGCAAGTTCGTCCATTTCGTCGTCGCTGGCTTCAAGATCGCGCACAGTAGGAAGTGCTATATCAATTTTATCTATAGCATCATCTACCCTGGCAATTATGTCTTGATTTTCAGCAATGGCTTTAAGTGCTTCGTTGGATTCCGAAGAGTCTGTGGGTGGTAGATCTGTAGGCAGATCAAATAGTTCAGATAGTTTTTTGGTCATGCTCGTATTTACCGAGCTCGTCCTTGGTGAAACATATCATTTTCTGTTAATACCCGGAATCGCAGTCCGTTTTGATTGCACCAGGCTTGCGCTGCTTGCCATTTGTACATGTTCAATACTGCTGCTGCTTGATCTCGCGCACTACGTGCTTCTTGTAGATTTGTTTGTTTGTTTGGTTTAATTTCAATCAGCTCGCCAAATTTTTCACCATTTTTGTTCACATACATGATCATGAAATCTGGTACGTAGATTGTGTTTTTGTTTGTGAACGGATTGCGATAAGGTATGTGTACAGCTTCGCTGGCCCATTGCAGCACCGCTGGGTTAGTATCGCAAAAGCGCATAAAGGTATGTTCCCAACTACTTCTAAAATGCGGAACTTTCTTTCCCACGTACTTGTCTGGATTCATGATTTGATAGAACCCGTTTGCAAACTTTGCAGCCATTATGGTCTAATAGATCTTTGTATATACTTGTTAACTTGAGGTTGATTACTTAATCCTAGATAACTGGTACCTTTGCGTTCAAAATTTAAAAACATCGCGGTGTAAGCATCTAGTTCGCCTTTGGGCAATCTTTGAAACTCTCTAAGAGTTTCCATTGGGTTTAATCCTTGTTTTACACTGGTATAAATCACTGCACTGGCCAGGGCTCTGGCAGATTCTTTACTGTCTGCCACTGTTTCAAAATACGCAATAACGGCTGCATCAACGTTGCTGCTAACTTGAACTGGTATTTCAAAAAAATTATTAAAATACTTGGTGGTATCTTTTGCCTCAATGGCATTCAAGTTAATTTGTTCTAGATTAGTAGGTTCTTTTGCTCTTATTAAATTGGCCATATTAATCTTTCATTATTTTTTGATTGCTGGGTACTCGAGGAATAGTAGTACCCATTGAGCTGGTGTTTGTTGATTCCAAGTATTTTTCCTGTGTGAGTCGATCTTGACTTGCCTGCTGTTCTGCTGTTAGTCCACTACTGGTCCCAAATACTGTTGTTGAAAAGATTTGACTGTTTGCTGTCATTTTATGTGTTCTCTGGATTGGTTGAACGTCCCACTTGATTGCCAGCATAGCTGAGTGCCGGTTGTGGATTACCGTTATCTACAAACTGTTTGGCCTCGGTGCTGGCCAAGTTGGTGAATGCTACCGACGGAGCACTGGTTCCCGGTATCACTGTTCTATTGTAAGGAGTCTGTGCCAATGGACTTGTTGATGTGACTGCGGTAGCTGTGCCTGTTGCAAAAGTTGGTGAAGTAGTTCCACTACTAAAATAGGAGCTGGTAGTATTGTTTACTTCTTTGTCTTTCTTTGCTTGTTCTGCTTTGGCTTTGGCTTCTCTTTCTTTTGCTACTTTTTGCAGTGATGCACCAAAGCTAAAGAAGTCCAACGGCGAGCTACTAGACACTGCTTGTAATGCACCGGATGCAACTTCGGCATTGCTTGTGGCCTCTGCAGGTTTTTCGATGTTTACTGTTTTGTCCAACGAGCCTCCAGTAATTTGATTTTTGTTATTTACAATTAAACCAGCAATGGCCAGGCCTACACCTAATTCTGGTTTTCCGCTTAATGCCAATGCTGCGCCTCCTCCAATTAGTCCTGTACCTAGACTGATACTTGATCCATTGCTGTTAACGCTACCAGGAGATACTCCTGGTGCACCCGGGGCCGACGATGAAGTACGCCCAGGTCTGTTAGCTAAACTTCCTGCTGCCGGTATAAAAAATCTATCTCTGGGATCTCTTCCATTTAAAATATCCATGCCAGAATTCAATAATTCTGCACCTGCAAGACCAGCAAGATCCACATTTTTATTTTTTTCATATGACCTAAATAGGCCAAATGCGCCTGCAGCTGGGTTTCTAACAAAGCCATCTAGAGCAGAAACTATACCACCTGGTCCAAGTATACTGTTAGTGCCACCACCAGCTGGTGTTAGTGGACTTGGCGATTTATCATAATGTAAATCCGCAAATCCTTTTACTGTATTTTTTGTAACATACCCACTAGCATACAACATTGTAGTATATGCCAATGTCATCGAATGCTCTAGGCTTCCGTTGCTACTGGCGTTGTGAGATCCGTGACTAAAGGCCACAATCATTGGATTGACCAATGTGTATTCACTAAATTTTTTCTGATGTAAACTGTAAATTCTAACGGCTTGTATATATTGAGGTCCGTTGACCCCTCCGCCGTTTCTTGGAGTATACCCAAAATTATTTAAAATATCTCTTTGACCAAGTCTATACTGACTTTTAGAATGATACAAAGGATGCACTGTTCCTGCACTGTCGGCATAACTTGCATCCATGTCTCTGTAATAATGGTTAAAATAATCAAACCATAAATTTCTAACTACATCAGACTGATCGTCGTGAAAAGTAATTTGAACTGTATCGTATTTTACTTTTGTTTGTATAACATCTGGCCTGTTGTACATGTTAAATGTTTTGGTGTCAATGGTATATTTTGGTAAGTCAACTTGTTTTACCAGCATACCTGCTTCGAGCACTCGATCCCTATCCACTTTTGTTAGTGTAGGATCTAAATCAAAGTAGACATGATATAACCAATCAAACTTGGGACTTAGAGCATAGTTATTGTCAACATACAATCTACTGGCGTGTTTAAAATCTTTTATTTGATCGCCGGTAGCTAACTGTTTAAAAAATCCGTCAAATATTCCCATTGGATATACCTTTTTAAATATTTATGCCAAAAAAAATACCCGGATTTGACCGGGTATTTTTTATGTTGGTACTTATGTTTAGGTTATACCAGTAATAAGAGTACCTAAACTACGACCCACTGCTGTTCCAATTCCAGTTCCGGTAGGAGTTTGAATTGCATTGTCGTATGTGACTGTTAGTGTAATATCTGCAGGTGAGTTTTCTGTGTATGACATTTCACCATAATTTACTTGGTTAACAAATGCGCCATACAGCTCCCATGTTTCTAATACGTTAGGCTGATTGGCTCCGTTGCCACCATCTAACATTTCAAATTTTAAAAGAAACTTATAGTCAATGCCAGAACTGGCTGACGCTTGTTCCATAAAATCAAATTGTTTCTGAATCTGTTCGCCAACCAATTTGCTTACATTTCCACCTGCGTCATCACGTAATACTACGGTCACTGGTTCCCAGCTAGGCTTGCCTACTAGGTTAACTTTGCTGTTATAAGCTTCAATTACGAAAGGATTAAAATTTACATTTGGACGGCTAATATTATTAACTTGTTTTGTTAACTCAACTCTGTCGCTGCTGACACCAAAATTTTCAAATATTGCTCTAAAGCGATATTTTAATTTAGGCATTAACAAACCTTGTGTGCTTGCACTTTGGTTAGTTGCTAAAGGTACCGTAAATCTGTTCAATGAGGCAATTGCCATTTATATTCTCCTGTTATAGGTATTTATCAAATTTTTTCCAAAATTTTTCGGGGGTAATTTTTACCCCCTACCCATATTAAACACCTGCTGCTATATCACCTGGATTCTTTAAACGAATCGGGATGTAAATAAATTCAACATCTTTCATTGGTTCAATAGCAATGTCTACATAAAGTTCATTACGAGCAATACGTGTAGGTGTGTTGTTTGTATCATCACAAACTACCAAG